TGGGTCTTTCTCCGCCATTTCTTACCTCTTTGGTGATATTGTCTAAAAATTCAGCCAGTTTTAAGGCTGCTTCTCTTTGACCATCACCGTCGCGGTAATCATAGCCATTTTGCATAAGCGCGATTATGCGCTTTGCTTGAGTTTGCGAAAAGCCTTCTACGTCACGTAAAACCCTTTCCACGTCTCTTATATGCGGAGTGTTGCATACGTCTTCCGCAATGTCAATAGGTAAATGCAAATAATGATTCAATATATTGCTTTTTGCAAAATTTTCTTTTCGTTTTGCCGGAATAACGTTATCAGCAAAGCCAGCATCAACATCAGCAGCACCCTTGAACCATGTTTCTTCAGATACCCATTTTTCTAACTTCTCTCGTGATTTTCCGGTCCTACCCATTCATAGATTTTTTATCACATATGAGGGTTGAATCTTTAAAATGAAAGAAATAGAACCTAAGGATTACATATCTAAGGCAGAAATTGACTACAGGGAAGGAGTTTTAACTGATACCCAGATAGCTGCTAAGTACATTGTGAGTTCTGCGCGTATCGGTCAACTAGCTAAACATTACGGATGGGTACGTGGCGAAGCAAGAAAGCCAATGGATGCACCGGAGTCAATCGAAGAGCAAGAAAAACCGCCGTTGAAAGCTAATGACAAGACAAGCGACGATCTGGCTAACGGATCGATTGAACTTGCTGAAAGGTTGCTTGAAGAGCTGCACCAGGTAACCACGTATATTGGTGAACTTGAACAGCTAATCATTGATGACACAGCAATGGACCGTGACGACCGTAGGCGCAAAGCCATGTTGAAAGCCGTGTCGCTACCTGAGAGGGCGAATACGCTGAAAACACTGTCTAACATATTGGTGCAGACTCGTGGCGTTATAAATCCTGCTGGGCAAGTTGGTACAGGTAAAAAGGACCAGGCTAATGCGCGTGCTGAGAAGGTAGCAACAAAAGGAAAGTTCGCTCCAAGTGCTGCACCTTTAAGGATAGCTAAGTAATCTTATGACTCCTGAATGGTCAACGGCTTGCCTTGATTGGGAAGACAGAATACGCACAGGCAAATCTATAATACCGCCTCCAATATTCCCGGACGTAGCAGAAGAAGCTTGGGCGGTAATGAGTGAGTTGCGCATAGTTGACGCGGCTGGGTCTCCTACTATTGGCGAGGCTTGCGCGCCGTGGGTCAAGGATCTGGCTTGCGCTCTATTCGGCAGTTATGACAAGGATTCTGGGCAAAGACTCATAAAAGAAGTATTTGTTTTAATAAGCAAGAAAAACTCTAAAAGCACTGTTGCCGGTGCTTTGATGCTAACGAGTCTAATATTAAACTGGCGGCAATCAGCACAGTTCGTCATATTAAGCCCAACCATCCAAGTAGCTGACAATAGCTATTCTCCTGCTCGTGACATGGTTGTGAAGGATGACGAATTAAGCGACCTAATGCAAGTGCAAAACCATATCAAAACTATCACGCACAGAACAACAAACGCTAATCTTAAGGTATTGGCAGCAGAGAGCAATACAGTCGGCGGCTTAAAATCTGTAGGCATCTTGGTAGATGAATTGCACTTGTTCGGCAAAATGGCGAATTCGGAAAACATGTTCCGTGAGGCATTCGGTGGACTGGCATCCAGGCCAGAGGGTTTTATAGTTTACCTTACGACTCAGAGCGACGAAAGCCCTTCTGGTGTTTTTAAGCAAAAGCTTGACTATGCGCGTGATGTTAGGGATGGTAAAATAATAGATCCTGCTTTTTTACCTGTTATATTCGAGTTCCCGCGCGACATGGTTGAGTCTGGCGAATGCTTGAAGCTAGAAAATATGTGGATGACTAACCCGAATATCGGTTATTCAGTTGACCAGGCGTTTTTGGAGAGAGAGTACAAAAAAGCTGATGCTGCTGGCGATGGATCTCTAAGAGGTTTTCTGGCTAAGCACGCCAACATTGAGATCGGATTAAACCTTCGCAGCGACCGCTGGGCAGGTGCTGACTATTGGGAGCAGCAAACCGATGAAACTATTACCTTTGAATCTCTGCTTGCACGATGCGAAGTATTTGATATTGGTATTGATGGCGGTGGGCTTGATGATTTGATGGGCCTGGCTATTGTTGGTCGTGATACTGTCACTAAAGAGTGGATATCATGGTGTAAATCGTGGGCCCATCCATCTGTAATGAGCCGCAGAAAATCGGAAGCGGAACGGTTTAAGGACTTCGCAAAACAAAAAGATTTGATTTTAGTTGACAGAATAGGCGATGATGTGTTAGAAGTAGCGCAAATATGCAAAATCGTGTATGATACTGGGAAATTAGATCAAATTGGCGTCGATCCTCATGGCTTAGGCGGCATATTGGAAGCGCTTGAAGAGCATGAGATTCCAGAGGATAAGATAATCGGAATATCGCAAGGTTGGAAACTATGCGGTGCAATCAAAACATGTGAACGAAAACTTGCTGAGGGTGCTATGTGGCACGCGGATCAACCAATAATGTCATGGTGTTGTGGCAATGCTAAGATTGTACCTAGTGGGAATGCGGTTATGATTACTAAACAGGCAAGCGGATTTGCAAAGATCGATCCATTAATGGCATTATTCAACGCCGTGCAACTTATGAGCTTGAATCCTGAAGCTATAGGAAAATCTTTCTGGGAAAGTGAATGAAGGTAATCAGTGATTTATCGATAATACTGGGCTTTATGTCGCTGGCATACGGCCTTTATTTATATGAACCTTGGGTATCTTACTCAGTTTGCGGTGCAATTATGCTTATTATTGGCGTGTTAAGTGGCTTAAATAACGATAAAAAAGGCACTGAATGAGCATAGCGCGTGCAATTTTCGGACAAAAAACACAGAATCGCAGCAATTCCTCTGATGTTTTTAGCGGTCTTGTAGGTCGATCAGCATCGGGAGTTAACGTTACAGTTGATAAGGCGCTTGCTGTTACTACTGTATTTGATTGTCTGCGCGTCATAGGTGAGGGCGTTGCGCAAGTTCCACTGAAACTCTATAAAACTATTGGCGAAGATAAGCATGAAGTCGCTAAAGAACATCCGCTCTATAAAATAATCTCAAGAAAGCCAAATACCTGGCAGACTTCCTTTGAATTTAGAGAAAACATGATTTTCCAAGCTGCATTGATGGGGAATTTCTATGCATTTAAAAATGGAAGTCGAGGGAAAATACTCTCATTAATACCTTTTGAGCCGGGAACTGTCACTGTAGAAGTCGACCAAAAACGGAATTTACAGTACAAAGTAACTGCAGATGGCGAACAAAGAACGATTCCCGCAGATATGATGTGGCACGTTCGCGGACCGAGCTGGAGTACTCACATAGGCATGGAAGCCGTAAAATATGCCCGTGAAGCTATCGGATTAGCTATTAATATCGAAGAGTCACAGAACAAATTACATGCAAGTGGTGTGCAAACTAGCGGCATTTATTCAGTAGATGGCGCATTAAACCAAAAGCAAGCGAACGATCTAATTCAATGGATCGAAACTAGAATAGGTGGAGCAAATAGATATAAGCCATTAGTTGTTGATCGTGGTGCAAAGTTCACGCCGATTAGCATGTCTAGCGTAGATGCTCAAACAATCGAGAATAGAAGATTCCAGATTGAAGAAATATGCCGTGCTTTCAGGGTTATGCCGATCATGATAGGTCAGGCTGATAAAGCAGCTACTTATGCAAGCTCGCAAGAACAGTTCCTCGCACACGTAGTCCATACTTTAATGCCGTGGTATACGCGTATAGAGCAAAGTATTGATGCTAACTTATTGACTGAGCAGGATATAGAGCAAGGTTACTACTCTAAATTTAATGCTAATGGCTTGATGCGTGGAGCTGCTAAGGATCGTGCTGAGTTTTACGATAAAATGTATCGCATGAAAGCATTTAGCCCTAACCAAATTTTAGCGCTAGAGGATATGAATCCATATGACGGCGGCGACGAATAGTACATTGAACCTGGGAGCCAGTTACTAAATGACAACAAAACAAGTGAATAAAATGGGTTTTGGGTCTTTGCGCGTCAATAAAGTCAATGACGACATGGCCGAGGTGTTTGTCTATGGCGACATCGGTGGTGGGTGGGGGACGGATTGGCGCTGATGAATTTGCGCGAGAGTTAAAATCTCTAAAAGTAACAGACATTACGGCGCGCATAAATTCCGGCGGCGGCTCTGTCTTTGAAGGTCAAGCAATTTATAATTCATTGGTTAATCATCCGGCTAAAGTTAATGTAGTTATCGATGGCATTGCCGCAAGTATAGCTAGTGTAATAGCGATGGCTGGAGACACAATCAGCATTACCGAGGGATCGCACATTATGGTGCACAAGCCGTGGTCTATAGCTATGGGCGATGCGAACTCGATGCGCAAAGAAGCGGAAGTATTAGATTCGCTTGAGTCTGGAATCATTGATATTTATGCGGCTAGGACCGGAAAATCACGAGAGAAGTTAGAAAAATGGGTATCTGAAGAAACATGGTTCAAGGGTGCGGCTGCTGTTGATGCTGGCTTTGCTGATAACGTTATTCCAGCGAAGAGAAAAGAAAATTTTGCAAAAAGCAATATATTAAATCATTATTTGCATTTACCTATTGACATTGCGGAAGACGTATGCAACACTCCGCATATAAGGGATGTGGAAAGGGTTTTACGTGACGTAGAAGGCTTTTCGCAAACTCAAGCAAAGCGTATAATAGCGCTTATGCAATCAGACTATGATTACCGAGACGGTGATGGTCAAAGAGACGCAGCCTTAAAACTGGCTGAATTTTTAGACAAAATCACTAAAGAGGTAAAAAATGGCGGAGAAAGATCCAGTTGACGTGTTAATGCACGCTTTCAACGAATTCAAAAATGCAAATGACGAAAACCTAAAACAACGTGACGCACTGTTAGAAGCAAAGATTAACAATGCTTCTAAGGCGCTTGACCGTCTCGAAGATGTAAATCAAAAATTGGTACTTGCAGAACAGCAAGCCAAAGCCACCCAAGAACAGCTTGAAAGAATCGAAGAGCTGATCAATCGCCCATCTGCTGGTGTAACTAAGCAAGATTTCGCAGCAGTTACCAAAGCATTTGACCGCGTAATGCGCAGATCTCCCCAAGATCGTGACCGCAATGACGTAGAAACCATCAATAAGTACGCCAATAGCATCGTTAAAGCTGACGATGTGAGCGCAGGTTACTTGCTTGCACCTCCAGAAA